TGAAAATCATAAAAACACCTAGTTTTCTAAAATATATCATGATACCTGCAAGCGTAGCTGCAGCGGGTTTGACAGAAAGTACATATAGAAAATGGACGGATTGGGATACAGTGATAGAAGTAATGCAAATGGCAAAGAGTATTAATAATAGTGGAATAGGCGAGTATTGGGAACGATTAGGATTAGTTGACGGTAGCGGGACAGCGAGCAGATGGTCAGCAAAAAATCACGAGCTAAACGTAACGAATCCAGAACGACAATATCTTGATTGTAATCGCTTTATAAAACCACCAAATTACATACAAAGGCGATTAGTGACGAGATTACATGCACCTAGCGCTGATATAGATTTGAGTTTAGCCATAAATAAACGTTTGGCAGGTGTCAAACCAGTAGCAAATAAAAGAAGCATGGACGAATTTTATAATACTCTAGTGGATTATTATGGTGCGTTCGACAATGTGGAAATAACCGAGGAGGAAGCAATAAAGAAAGCATTGACGACGAAAGGTACGGCCGGGGAATTCGCGAAACACACCTTATTAGAAAAGACTTGGAAAGATGTGAACGACGTTGATGTACTAAATTATTGGAAAGGAATAACAAAGAACATAAGAAAATATATAATAAACAGCAAACGCGATGATGATTTTAAAACGATAGGAGTGTATCAAATATATATGAAAATGGAGGTAATAGCATATGATGAAGAAATGAAACCAAAGAAAACAAGACTTATACAGGCACCAGATTTAGCATTGAGAATAGCGGATACCAAGGTACTTGAGCGGTTAAATAGAGTAATAACGAACTCGAGATTTTATGATATACCTCAAATCGGAATGAATGTATTTAGAGAGCTCAGATACATAATTGATGCCGGTGAAGAGTATACTTATATAACCATGGATATGACAAATTTCGATAAATATCAGCACCCTTACCAAATGTCTGCGACGAGAGATGCGCGAATTATGTCTGCGATTAGAACAGGGGCATCTAACGAAGAAGTTGCATATTTGTGTAAGAGATACGAATATTCAATCAAGCGTATTGTACAACATAAAACGACTATAACGGCGATAATAATCGGAGGTCAAGCCAGTGGAGACGGAACAACATCAGATGATAACACGATGAGGAATGCAACTTTCTTAAAAATGCTAATAAAAAGATTGAGAGTTATTGGAGTGGAAATCGATTCGGCGTATGCGATGGGCGACGATAGCTTACTTAAAATTAAAGGGAGCATAATGGATATTACAGACACCAAGAAACAAACAATCAAAGATCTAATAGAAAGGACAGCAGCATCTATAGGCTGGGAAGCAAGAGATATAGAGATACAAGGCGATACCGTAACTTTTATAGCACATAAAATAAAAAGAGTAAAAGTTGCATTAATCGAAGACAATGATATAATGGAGGATCAGCGTGCAGTAATAGACGTAACGGTGAGGTATGGCGAAAGACCGGATACAAAGCTATGGCTATCGAACGACAAAGTCGGTAAATTCAACAAAAAAGGAAAAGAGATAATAGTTTCAAAAATGGCATCTTTTGCATATGCATTGTGGGCCAACCTACCAATATTAATACAATGTTGCGGGATAATTGCAAAGGCAAATATCAAAGTAAAATTAGATGCGGAAATAATGCAAGAAACTAATTATATGTGGAGAATTAATACACAAACAAAATATAACATGACATTTTCAGATATACTAGAAATGCACACTGACATAAAATTTGGCTATAATGCAATGGCGATAGAAGAAAACGAAACGGAAATGACGGACGTAATCGAATGGTACGACCAATTAATGATCGAGTTAGGGAAAAAGACGAGAGTAGAAAACTACATAATTCAAGATAGAAAAACAGGAATTAATTGGTTTCAGATAAAAGATTTCATAAATGACACGAGAATAATGGCAGGTTATGATGAAAAAGAAAAAGCAGCTGAAAAGAAAATAAATAAATATATAGCGGTCTGTGCTGTGTGTCACTTGCAAACAACAAGCAAGCTGATACTAGAAGCGGACAGTGGCGACAAAGAAGAACATGATCTCAGATACAAACAAGTGGTTTGTAATAAAAGAGATTGTTTACGCGAATATAAAAAGAAGTATAGTAATAATAGAGA